CATGTTTTCACCTCTCTTAATCCGCTCCATTACCGTTGCCCTTATCGCTTTGGTCTCCAAATTAAAGGGAATTAGTTTTGCAGAGTAGATTGCAAATTCCGTTCCATCCGCCCCATTGTTTTTTACCTTAATTTCGATGCGCTCTAAAGCATCAGCGATTCGACTGGCTTCCAATACCAATACTCCCTTTTGAAGTAATAGGATCATTCTGCTTCGCCACCTTTCATTTTTTAATGTTTCTTTGATTCCAACTATTTCTTCTGCCCCAGGATTTCTTCCGCCAAGCTGCCTATTTCATCTTTTAGGGACTTAATCTCTTCAAGAACGTCAATGAAGAGATCATAAACTATATCGCCGCTGGATAAGTTTACTCCGGCGTTTTTTTTCAAGAGATTCAAATCTTTTTCGAGTTTTAATTCTGTCATATTTCTCCTTGCAATCCACAAGCTCCAATCCTCAATCGACATTTCCATCTGCTCTCTAATCTGATTCCGAGTTAGCACTATTCCTCCTTTTTAAAGAAGCTAAAAAACGCTTCGTTTAGGTTCGGCTGATATTCCTTGAACTCCTCGATAAGTTGCAATTTCCCTTCTACTAACATAGTTTTACGATAGTTCTCCAGAAAATCCGTATCTTGCCACTTGGCTTGCATATTCTTTTGTATCTGCCACTCAACATTTAAGTCAACCAGTTTGCACCAAACAAAATCCCTTTGTTGAGATACTGCCAGCACAAAGCCAAAATGCAGTCCAGCGAAAAAGAATACCGCCAAGAAAAAAGCGATTAGAATTGTTCGCATGGCGAGTCCTTTTCTAAGAGTTCCAGATTCTCGTGGACGTGTTTCCATTTCTTGCTATTACAATTTTTACATATGACTTCACCATCTTCCAAAAGTTGAATTGACCACTTTTCGTTAGTCCCGATAGGTTGTAAGTAGAAACACCCTTTGTACCAAATGATTACACACTTTATTTTGTGGACTAAAGTAATGTCATCCTTAAATCCCTCCTTTCCGTTTTTATCCTTGAGTCCGGTGGAGAGCATGAGATCATATTTGTAAGAGACATTACTTTGAGTGTCATGTGAAATCAAAACACCGTTCAAAGTCATATCCGGGGCAGAGCAATCCGTTTCATAATAGACCATTTTCTTTTCTTCCTTATCCCATAACCTGATTCTTGGTATCATTTGTATTTCTCCTTTCGGCTTGTGATTTTGTTGTTATAGTAAAATCTTCTATCCTCTCCTTGACAACACCACTTTCCACTGTAATCCTCATTTAAGGCGTGATGAATAACAATACCTGAACCATTCTCAAAAACGAGACGAGGGTTGCATTGGCACATTGTATCCCCTGGTTTAGTATTATGTATAACCATATCAGTTACTGGGAATACCTGTATCATGGTTTTACCAAAGTTTTAAATCGTTATATATGTTTTTTGCCACATATCTTGAACCGTTAATTAAGAGAAAAAGAATTAGAAATGCCCCTGAAATATATATAGGGATTAACCAAATTAACCTCCAGCCAATTATCCATATTGAAACATATTTTTCTTTCATGTTTTATTCCTTTCTTTTCTTCCCACCGGGGGGAGAGGGAAGTGACGGCTCTCCCCGTTGCAGTGGGTTGCGTTTGCACCGACAGCAGAAGGTGAAAACGGTTATCGTCGAAAGAGTGGGGGATATATACTCTCATCTTTTACCCTTGTTTACGAGCTTCAGTTCCTTGATTGCCGGGCGGCTCAGGAATTGTAGAAGCCAGGTTCATCTTTTTACGACCCTTAGCCAGTTGAGCAACCAACTTTTCTCTCTTTTCGGGTGTTATATTTACCCTTTTGGTTGTCCGATAAGGCATATATTCGTATAGGGAACAACCATTTAAAGGCTTGCAATCAAATCCACCCTCATCTTCTCCACAACAGACGTAACACTGACAAATGATTGCCTCTTTTCTACTTAACGGTTTTCCGAGTTTCCATTTATTGTATTCCATCTTACCTTTCTTCATCCCCATCATTTCCTCCTTACAAAACGTCCATTATCTCCACGCCATGTAGGTTTTTCCTGTAGATGACATTTTTTACACAAGGTTATCCCATTACCAATATCCCAAAAAGGTTCATAATTTAAAGCCATCTCGAACAACATTTCCTTATTTTTTTCTACCGATAAATGCGAATATTTAACCAACAATTCATAAAACATAACTTGAAACCTTTTTATGTGATGTGCATGAAGAGTTCCCTTATTACCACAAATCCTGCAAACATATTTATCCCTTTTATATACTTTCTTACGCCATTCATTATATTTGATCCCCTCTCTTATCATGCGAATTAGAGGAGTAACTCCACCTTTCCAAAGATGGCATTTTTCTCTTATCATAGGATTGGATTTATGTCTTTTAATTTGTGATTTGCTTACAATCATCTTACTCTCTTTAGATTGAGTCCAACACTTAGAGGAACAAAATCTTCTATTCCTACGAAATGGTTTTGTTCTAAATTCCCGACCACATATCTCACAGATTCCTTTTATGTTTCCATGCTTACGTTTTTCCCTACAAACATCAGAACAAACCCTTGATGCTCTATACGGTTTGATAAATTCTTTGCCACATTCGACACATTTCGTTTTATTCATAGTATATCCTCCTCAATACATAATACGTATTAAAGAGGCACTTTGTTTGACGTAACATTGGGCAAGTATAGCTTCTTTCCGGCTTAGAGGTTTTCCAGCCAGAAACTTTGCGTATTCTTGACCACCTTTTTTCATGGACATTATTTGCCTTCCTCCATTTAAACCCACAACAAGGGTAGAGACCTTGGCAGGGTTTTGGTGAGACGCAACTCTACCCTTGTGTGAGTAAACTCTATATGTTTGTGATTGATTCATTTTACCTGCCAAGTTTTTAGAGAGCGCTCTCGACTTTACTTTTTACATCGGCAAATATAACTCTTTCTTAAATCCTGTCAATACTCGATTTTAAAAAAGATTCTACTTAGAAAAACTACCAAGTTCCCTTTTATTTATACCACATTTTACCAATACTCTTTTTATGGTCATTCTACTACATTTCTTAAGATGAGCTATTTCTCCGACAATTTTTTTATCTCCAAGATAAAGATCGAGAATTTCCCTTCGTTCGGTCAAATTAAATTTTCTACTTTTACCGTGATTAACCGAATGAAATTTATTTATATGACAAGAATGACAAACTACCACCATATTATCTTTATGATGATTGGTTCTTGATAGGTCTTTGTGGTGAATTTCTTTGGTTGGTTTGCCACACAATTCACATTTATAATTTTGTTCTTGAAGTTTTTCAAGACGAACCTTTCTCATAATATAGTATTGGGGATAATTCGCAATACCTCCCCGCCAATTATGATTTTCCTTTCCAAATGGAGCACCCATAATTTATCTCCAATAAAGATAGCGTAGAACTGGTTGGAGCGGACAATGCAGAAACAAAGTCCCCAATCCTACGCTATTAGATTTGTCCTTAAATAAAAATTGCACTGACCGCTCCATGTAATATGATACGACACCAGTATTAAGATGTTTGATTTATTCTTTGGGCTTATCTCCCTTCTCTTTCCATATATGCCCGCACTTGATACAGACCAGCTCCCAGGTAGTGATCCGGGTGCGCACAGTCTGGCTTTTGCATACGGGGCATTGGGGTTTATTCATGGTTAGCTCCTTTGAGTTAGAGGGTTAATAAACTACATGGACAAACATATAGTTATTATATTCTCGTCTACGTTTAACATCACGTTTAGCCCTTCCAGCAATACGTTCATCGACATAATCCTGCATAAGCCAACGCAATTCGATTCCATCCCATTCATCCGGGGTGGTTTCGACTGCTTTTTGTAGTTTGGCTTTTATAATATCGCACATATCACCAATAAAAGCCTTTTGTTGTTTGTTATTCATCTTTTCACCTTTCCTTTAGACCGGGGAGTTTTGACGCTCCCCGGCTGGTTAGGGGTTAATACTCTTCCGGTTTCATAATAGTAAAGCCTTCGTATTCGTTAAAGCAGAGCCAGAGTTTTACGGTTGCTTGTTTAGTTCTACTTACCTGGAATATAACCGGGTATTCCACCAAGCTGGGGTTGGGCGCTTCTGGATCGGCTCCATGTTTCCTTCGGGCTATTTTGAAATAGAAGGTTGCCATATATAGAACATCCCAAAGCCTGCCAGTAAAGTCTTGAAGTCCTTCCAATCCTTCTGGCGCTTTCACCAATTCATATACTCCGATAGTCAAGCAAACCGGAATCTTGAAACCGGCTTCTTTTGCTTCCTTGGTGTCTGATACATCCACTAAAACGCCATCTTCTATGGCTTGCTGCCGACTATATACTGAGATCGGCTCACCAAAGAATTGATCGTTTTCCTGTTCCATTTTCCTTGCTCCTTATTTCACCTCTTTGGGTTTAAGGTTTGTGCTTCTATTTATCTTATCGGCTACCTTTTTACGTAGAGCCAAAGGTCCAAGGTCGTCAACGGTTCGCCATAGTCCATTAATCATATATAGAGTGACAGGGACCTTTGAACCATCCTCTAATTCACTGAAACCATGATGTATCTTTTCGGGTTTTAAGATTTTCAGCTTTTCTTGAAGGTCCATTGTTTTCGCACCGCCTTTCTTTGGTTTAAATGTTACAAATACAAGCCGTTGGGTTATCTTTTGTCATAATCTCTATGGCTTCTCTAAAATCGTTGTCCGTATTGACTTTATAAAACTCGAAAACGTGTCCGGTTTGAGCGTTGATGTATATTAATGCCTTTTGAAAAGCTGGATAAACGTATGCTTCGATTTGTTTTTGTCGATCGAATTGATTGCGAGCATTGGGTTTTACAAACCCACTACAAACCCAATGACTATAATCTTTTGTTTTCATCTTTTCACCTCATGCCCTTTGCTTGTTCGTCAAGGGCGGTTAATAGATATAGTTTACGTTTAGGTGGTTATTAAATTCCCGTTTACGTTTCAAGCTCCCCATGCTCTTGGTTACGATCTGATCGTTGACGTAGCTTTGCACTAACCAACGCAATTCGATCCCATCCCATTCGTTTGGGATACGTTCATCGTCCACCACCTTGAGTAAAGACTTCTTGGTATTGTCAAGAAGCTCCTCAATAAACTGTTTCTGCTCTTGGTTCGTCATTTCACTATCCTTTCATTTAAAGGTTTTTGTTTGTCTCTGTTCTTATCATCGGCAGTAATATAATACATCTTAACACACACGCAATAACAATCTCAATTATTTTAACATTATATAGTAACAACTTAGCAATAAATCTTTGCACTGTATTTGTGCATGAGATTGATAGGGTGTAGAAGGTTGATTTTACTATATCGGACAAGTTATGTCTTATATAAAGATTAAGTGAGACAAAGAGTTAACCTTAAAGCTGATAAATTCAGTCCTAATTAAAAGAGGCCGGACGGCCTGATTGTTTTTTCTCGCCGCCTTTTTTTCTTCTTTTCTTCAAATAAATCTTCAAATCTCAAACAAAAGCAATTCTTGTTACGTATTTCCGTTGACGTTACTTTAGTTTGGCGGTTGGATTAAGAAGTTAAAAGAATTTATCTATATGGTCGGGATCGAAAAGATGATCCCGACAAGCGTAGCGTAGCGTAGCTTAAAGGTAGTTTGCTTTTGATTTGCTTTTGGTTCTCTTTGCCCAGGGGTCTAAGTGGTTCGTTCCTCACCCCAAAGACTGTCCACTGAAAATAAATTGACCTATTGAAAGATTTATCTTGACAAAGGCAAATATCAGTGTATTATGAAGCGTAATGGAAACAGGACTAAAAAGGTCTGGTAAGTGATGATTGATTAGATAAGCAGGGTTGAACGATATTGAAGAGTTTGAGTAAAGATAAGACCGAAAAGTGTAGAACAATACAACAGTAATGGCGATAGATAGAAGTTGTAGACACTCACCAAGATACTCGTTTAGGACTATTAAGGGACATCGTTCAGCACGTAGGTCTAATCACGCATGGCATAGGCATACACAAGATGAACGTGAGCAGGCACGTATGAAGGCACAGGACAATAGGATAGACAAGGCTATAGTACAAGCACAAGCGCAGGAGTTAGCACGTGTGCAGGCACAGCAAGCAAAGGATAATAGCTGGTTTGCTAAGACTTGTGAAGCAATTAGACAGGTACAAGATGTTGGGGGTAAAGAGAACATGACCAATAACGGACAAAATGTAAACTTGGCTAAGTCTACAGGTAGTATAGAGGACAAGATCAGTCCCGTATCATGCAAAGAGGGGGGGGATAACCCACCCCTGCCGGTGCGTGTGGGGTAATTAATTAGCTGTAGTTGTATATTTATAAAAACATTGTCCTTATTTGGGGTAACGAGATGTCAAGTAACCTTTTAGATGAAATCATAGTTAATGCTTGTAATGAAATGAGTTTTAAGGTAGAGCAACAGATTAAAGTATGTTTACAGCCAAGACCAGAATATTTGCCTGAGTTCTTATGGAAAGCTATTTTAAAGAGATTGTTAGTGTTACAATATTTTAAATAAAAACATTGTCCCTTTATGAGGTAACATAATGTCTAATAGCGAGATAGTATATAAATATGACTATGAGAACACGATAAAGGAGATTTGATGAATTACACCCCATGTAACCAGATGTTGATAGTGACTATGGAGGAAAGGGAGAAGACGGCAAGCGGGATTATATTGCCCAAGACTTCTTTAGTGGAGTGGGTATGGGGGGAGGTAGTGGGGGTGCATGACGGGGCAGTGATACAGAATGGTACGACTGTTCCGTGCGAGTATCGGGTTGGGGACCGGGTGATGTATCAGAAGCTCCAGGCGATGCTGTTGGAGATCACCGGTTACGATAAGTGGGTTACTAATCCGGTTACGCATGTAGAGGAAGTCCAGTGTAAGAGTCTTTACCTTATCCGTGAAGTGGCTATTGGAATGAAGGTAAAAGACCCGTTTATAGTGAACCCTGAACTATCTGGGAAGAAACATGAAAATTGAAATTAAGCCAAGTGAACTTGCGCCAATTAAAGAGAAACTTGAGGGATGGCGCAGAAAGATAACCGAGATGGCGCTTGGAACATCGAATAAGGAAGGTTTTAGAGAGGCTACGCTTAATTTTATAACTCCCAATATGCAAAATTCACTAAAAGAATATTATAGTCAATATGTGGCGGAGTCGATTATAAATGATTTGATAAGGACACTGGATGATGAAGAGCGGGAGATTAAATGAAAGACGAAAAACCGCAGGAGACTTTAGAGGATTTAGCCAAAGAAGTGCCGGAGATATGCCAGAGGGTAACAGGCAACACCGGCGGGGCTAATCTCAAACTGAACCGGCTCAAGAAACTGAACGTGCTGGAATGGTTGATCATGGTGGGTAAGATGAAGGGTCTGACCGATGCCGACCTTGCCCGCCAGATAGGATGTTGTAGCCGGACCGTCGGGCAATACAAAAAGAAGATAACCAAGAGTGAGTGGTATGAGAGTGTGTCGCAAGACATCTTGGGTTTATCGCCTCTTTTCGTAGAATCCCTGCGGGTGAACGCTCTAAAAGCTGATCCCTATACTACGGTGCATTACTTCGAGGGGCTGGGACATTTTACCAAGAGGCACGAGATCGAACAGAAGGTGACGGTGGACGACCAGAGAACACGGTTTGCCAAGCAGGTCAAGGGAGTGCTGGGGATAGACATAACCGAGACCATTCCCGTTGATACGCCTTATGAGGAAATTCCTGAAGATAAAGAGGACAAAAAAGACCTTGTTGGCGCCAATGATGATTTAGCGAAAGGGTAAAAGTGTTATTTTTTGATCCACATGCATTTGGAGTAATGTGACATGGCTGTCGGGGGGCAGATTAGGGAACAGTTGGTAGAGGAGGGGAAGGGGGGCAACCTCCTCCTTGATCTCGAAAAACAAACGGGGAAAACCGTATATGAACTATTCGCCGCACTTTACTTATCCGAACACCTTACAAACATCCAACCGGATGGAACCAGAACCCTCTGCAAGAATGCCACAATGCACGGGGAAATGTGCAAGTTATACCGGAACGAGAACCGTGTCCTTGTGGTTGCTCCTGCTAAATTCGCCAAATCCACCTGGACTTCCTTTGTTCAACCTCTTGCCGACATGGTGCTTGGTTTAGTCGAAGGGGATATGTTAGAGATTTCCAATACCGGCAGACTTGCCGAGCATTGGATAAGTCTAATCAAGTCTGAAATCGAATACAATAAAGACATAATTCACGACTTTGGGGATATGAAGGGGGATACGTGGCGACAGGATTTTATCAAAGCCAAAAATGGACGTGGCATAGTTTCACTGGGACTGAATTATCAAATTCGGGGCACCGGTTGGGGGAAAGTAATCGGGGACGATTTAGAGAACGACGATATGTGCCGGTCGGAGGAACAACGGGAGAAGTTCTCGGATTGGTTCGACGGAGCTTTAATGGGACGGATGCATCCCCATACCATCGTAAACGTGACCGGAACTTTCCTCCATCCTCTCTGCAAGATAAAGAAAATTTACGATAACACCGACGGGCAGTATTCCAACTGGAAACGCAAGAAGTATCAGGCGTTGGATGAGAACGGTAATTCTATATGGGAGGATCGGTGGTCAACCGAGGTTGTAAACAACCAGAGAATAGAGATGGGCGAGAAGATGTTCTTAGCCGAGAAGATGAACGCTCCGATCTTCGGGCAGGATCACATTTACCGACCGGAATGGATCAAATACTATGATACGAAACCGGAGAATTTATACATTATAACGTGGGTAGACCCATCCTCCGGCAAACTCAAAGAGGTTGGAGATTACACTGCATTGGAAGTATGGGGCAAAGATTTAGAGAAAGAGAATTATTACCTTCTGGCGTTGAATCGGGCAAGAATAGAGACGTTCTCCAAAGCCAAGATGTGTTTGGATTACAACCAAATGTTTCACCCGGTTATGAACTGCATACCAAACGATGCCTACGGAATAGAACTAAGAAATGTGATAGTCAAAGAAGCGGACGGGCGTGGGCAGTATTTCCCTCACCGGTTGGTGAAAGAGACCAAAAATAAGATAGAGCGGGCGCAGAAGGTGTCGGACTTGTGGGAAAAAGGAAAGGTGTGGTTGCCTAAGAATATTGCCAGCCGGATGGTAGATGAACTTTTAATGTTTCCCTTCGGGGATTTTGACGATACGGTGGATTGCCAATCGGGAGCATTGGAACACTTGAGACATATACGCAAGCGACCGGCGAATAGACGACAGACTTACCGGGTAGAACTCAAGCCGAACAAGGCGGGGAGACTGTGTTGAAGTAAATAGGGGATAGGGGGGCGATGTGCCAATTTCAGATCAATATGTAAATGACGTTGATTTAGATAACGAACAGGATGAAAGTAAAATAGCCGCCAAGGTTAATTCCGAGATAAGCGGTTCACGCAACTACTGGAGCGAGTTCAAGGATTTATGCACCGAACTGTATTTCGATTTCTTGGCATACAAGGAGTCTATCCGTGATAAAACCAAATCCAATACCTTCGTCCCCCTTCCTTACGTTGATGTCAGAACAAACAAAGCCAGAATTAAGCGGATATTTACAGCCACCCGTCCTTATGGAACTGTCAAGTCGGTTCCCTACGATCCCATGCTTTCCTTCAAGCTCTCTCATTTTGCTTCTGATGAACTCGACGCAACTAACTACAAAAGATTCTTAGACATCGCCGTTCAAGACGCACTGATATATCCGGGGGCTATATTCCAGACTACATGGGAAAAGAAATATAAGAACCTGCCTGCTTTTGACATTATGGGTGGGATGATGGGTATGCCGCCTATCCGTATGCCGAGATTCGACATAGAAACCGGCGAACGGGCGTTTGAGATGCAGGAGATACGGGATGGGTTCTGTTTGACCAATATCCACATACAGGATTTTTACCTACCCAAAAACTCAAAGGAAGCGGAGACCGATCCATGGGCGGCTAAAGTATTTTCGGCAAGTATAACCGATTTACAAAACGAACTCAAAATCGATGGTTCATACAAGTATTATAATTTAGAAAGACTGGCAGGCGGTGGGACTAAACGTGGCGACTCATCGGAAATGCAAAGACAGGGTGCAGCTCTAAAGCGTGACCTGCCGTCTGTCGCTACTTACAAGGAAAGCTACGACATAATCGAGTTCTGCACCGACAACTGGATTTATTACGTTCCCGAAGGTTCGGATTTCCTAATCGGGAAAGAAAAGAATCCTTACCGCAAGAAACCTTACCATATCGCCAGGGTGGAACTTTTGAACGGAGAGCCGTATGGTTTCTCTCCTACCCGTGCCAATCACCTGATGACTCGGACGTTCAACGAGGTAATAGATATTATCATGGATCAGGCGTACTTGGAAGACAATAAATGCTGGATAGTTAATTCCGATCTGGTGGATGATTTTGAGATAGGGGCGATACAGGGCGGGATAATCCACGTCAACGGATTAGATGGGGCAATAGATGTAGCTAACGCTATAAAACCGGTTGAAACCAGGGCTCTTGCCAGCGAACTCTTGCAATTAGTGAACCTTTTTGACACTTATCGTCAACTGGGAGCGGGAAGACCCAACTCATCGGTTGGTTTGCCTGTGCAGGGGGCTGAAACCGCTTATGAAAACGCTCAATTAGCCGAAGGTTCGACTGTAAGTATAGTGGATATGGCGGAGAATCTGGTAGAGACCATGCTTCGACCGATCTACGAAGATCTGTTTCACCTTGCACAAATAGCGTTTACCGGTAAAAAGGATATATCCATTACCGACGAACAGGGTGAAATCAAGCAAATCCTGACTATCTATCCGCAGGAAGTCTACGGAGACCATAATTACGAGTTCGATTTCCTTGCCCGTTATAAAAATCAGATCGAGGAGAGGGCGGCTTATGCCAATTTGCTTCAAGTTTGGGGTAATGTGGCGAATGTGGACGAGGTTTCGGCGCTATTGATGCGAAACCTACTGATAAATTCGGGGATTCCGGACATGGAGGCGGTAGACAAGGCGTTGGCGGCGGCTATTCAGCAGAGAAGAATGATGGAGATGCTCATGTTACAAGCGAAGATGGGTATGGGACAAAATGAACAGGGTAATTCACCCAAAACAGGTCAGGAATCGGTGCATGATGCCAGTTCCAATACAGCAAATCGAAATAACTCTATGAAACCGGCAGGAGCTTAATATGCCGGTTTTCAATCAGGCTGAAGCGTTAAACGAACTTGCCAAGAAACGCAAGAAAGATCAGGTTGCCAAGTTTGAGAAAGTAGTCTTGGCGGAATCCGATGCCCAACAAATAATGTTGTGGGCGGAAGAACCCATAACTAAAATAGTGCGGGAAAACTTCAAATTTGCGGAGAAAAAGATACTAAAAGAACTAAAAAGTAACAAATGGACTGAAGCCGAAGGGAGGGGATTGTGTTATGCTTTAGAATATATGGGAATTTTAGAAGAGATAATCGGGTCTGCACAGAAGTTGTTTTCCAAGACACAGACCTATAAACAGAAGTTAAACGAAAGAGAGGTTTAAATGCCAGAACTGAATCAGAAACCGGCTCCTGTGACCGAGGTACTCTCCGTTACCACCCGTGAAGTTACGGAAGGTGATGTGACATCTCCCAAACAGGAACTCCCGTCAACTGAGCCAGGGACACAGGTTGAGGAGACTCAATCAGAAACCGTAGAAACGCAGCCAGAAAAAACAGTTGACGAATCAGGACAACCAACGGGTGATCGGGTAAGAGATGCCCAGCGTGCTTTCCATGAGAAAGCTCAAGAGAATGCGACATTGCGCAAGGCTTTGGAGCTTATTGCTAACCAGCAACAAATTCCTCCACAGCAACCGCAGATACCGCAGGAGTTCTTCTCGGAAGTGCCAATAAGAGACGAAGTGATAGGTATTGACCCGGATTATCCTGCCAAGTTTGTCAGGCGGCAAAACGCCCTTCTCGATTACAGGCGGGAGCAGGTGGACATGAAACGGGAATACATGAACTTCGTGGACACTCACCCGGACTTGCCGGAGATGTTCCCGGTAATGCAGAAACTTCGCAATTTAGACCCGGACGCATATCAGGGAACTAATGCTTTGAGGCGACTTTACCGCCATGCCAGAGATCAACAGGAACTTGAAGGCTACCGGGAGAGAATGAAAAGCAACGTGAACGAGGCGCAGGTGCGGGGGGCACAGCAGGAACGAACCAAACCGGGGAACGTGTTTGTCAAACCTGCGGGTGGGAATAGATTGCCAGCAAGCAATCAGCCACCAAAGGATTATGTTAACTGGGACACCGGAAAACAATTACAATGGTTGCGGGAACACGGTTTTGTTAAAGACAGTGATTATTAACTAAAACCGTTTATTAGTAAAAGGGGGATTTTAAAATGGCTGTTCAAACTACTGGTGGTTACGGTACTTATGGAACCAGTGCCGGAGCCATAGGTCCGCAATATACCTATGTATTGAAAAAGGCGTTGGAGATTGCCAAATATGAGATGCCTTTACATACATTCGCTCAAAAGAAACTAATACCGCTTAATTCGGGGAAGATAGCTCAATTTACCAGATTGATGCATCTTCTGCCGGTAACATCGGCTGCAACCGAAGGGGCTGCCGTTACTACTATAAATCCGTACGCACAGGATTTTAGTGTAACAGTCAAAGAGTGGGAAAATGCAATCGCTGTTTCCACTTTACTGGATGATACCTTCATCACTCCAGCATTGGAAGCATACATTGAGATTCTTGGAATCAATATGGGTGAGTCCATGAACCTGGAGTTACAGAAAACATTGTGGGGTGAAGATAACGACGAAGCAACTCTTACCTATGAAAGCGAAGTCGGTTGCATGGGGCTTGCTGGTTCTGCGACTGCCGCTACATTGGGGTATTTAAACAGGTATGCGGCTGCTACCACGTCGGGTTCGACCACGACTTTTCTGGATAATACGCTGAATGACACCACTAACCTGCCAGGTTATTACAATGACACATACATCGGTGGAAGCATCGTATTTACCAACCCTGCCAGCCAGAACTACGGCAGAGGCAGATTGATTTCCGATTATGCTTCTGCAACTGGAACGATCACCTGGATAAAGGCGGTGCCACAGGTTACACAGGCATCTGCCGCCGCCAGCACTCCTTTATCGGCTGATTATCAAGACACCGCTCATGTATGCGCTTTGTCCCGTGATGGGGATTTAAGTCTTAACCTGACGCAGGGAACCGATATTATGACGGCATCTTTAATCCGACGGTCAGTAGCCATGTTGCGGAAAAACGGGGCGAGACCGATAAGTGGTGCGGATTATGTGGCGATTTTAGGACCGGAAAGTTTTCACTCTATTGGTTCGGGAACTTCGACCGGAGATTTCATCGACATTTCCAAATACGACCGGTCTCAAATGTTGACCGAGAAAGAGGTCGGAAGAATAGCGGGATGTCGAATCATCTTTGAATCGAAACCGTATCGGTTGGGGATTACATCGGAGTTCGATTACAGCGCTACGGGAGGGTTGCATGTTAGCTTTGTCTTGGGACGTGATTGTCTGGGGGCTTGCGGATTACAGGGGCAGAACGCTCTTGGTGAATCCGATACTCAGGTAATCATCAAGCGACCTGGACCGCAGACTACGAGTGATCCATCCAATAAGTTCTGCACAGCTGCGTGGAAAACAAATTTTGCCCGGTTGTCGCTAAACGCTTGTTGGGGAGTAGGGATAGTTACATATCCGTTAGCTCTATAACCTTTAACCTTATGGGGGGCGGTTAATCCCGCCTCCCATACCTTATGAACAAACCTAAAGTAGTCATAGTTAGTTTAGCGGATTGGGCAGGAAGCGGACATAACGTCTGCCGTGCCATAAATTCTGTGGGTGAGTTTGAGTGTCGGCACATCACGACTTACGATCATGCCTATGAATTTCCGAGGGACATTTTGGTCAGACTTTCGGTTTATGATAAGACTACCCAGCCGGAGGATTTAGTAAAGGATGCAGTCAATAGTCCTTCGTATGGGGAGGTTTCGCAACTTATATCTGAGGCGGATATAATTCATTTATGGAACACTTTCCCTGGTGAAAAATCGTTGATGTCTGTTGGTTTTCCGATAGACTGGAGAAAAGTAAAAGTTGTTACCATGACCGGAAGTATGTACCGGGATCATCACACTGCAATCAATAAGATTTTGAAGGAATGGAATAACTTGAAAGTGACCGTTCAGGATGCTCTGTTTAATTTTAACCATGAGATACCTTCGGTTTTTATTCCCCATGCGATAGATGTTGACTTTTTTAAACCAGTCGAGGAAAGGGATAAATCTATCGGTTCGTACAGAACTACATACAAATCCAATGTAAGATTTGCCGATAAGGACATAGCCAAGTTATCTGTTATCCTTCGCAAATATCCTGATTGGAAAATTGAATTGAATTATAGTATGTCGTGGAAAGAACGGATAGAGAAACTCAGCCATTGTTCGATTTTTATACAAGATATAAGTCCATATATAGGTATCTGGGGCAGATCAACTTTGGAAGCGTGTGTGCTGGAAGTCCCATCTATGGAAAATTATTCCCAACAGGTATTATTGAACCATGAGAATATACTGGGCAAACCACCTATTATTAAAATTGACGAAGATACTTTTGAAACCAAATTAGTCGAACTGATGGAGAGCGAAACTTACCGGAAAGATGTGGGGAAAAAGTCGAGGGAATGGGTAAGGGAACACTTTTCGTATCCGGTGATAGGTAAAATGTACTCGGATGTTTACGGGAGTTTATGAAATTTCAGGATGCCAGAATTTTAATCGGAGTATTGGATTATCCCTTCATCGAAAGCGAGTGCGTCATGTCCATCCTCGGAATGTGGGAATACTCCAAATGGAAATGCCCAGGCGAACATTATCCCCGCAACGACGTGGAGCTGTTTCTGTCCAACGGGACTTCACCGGCACGGGCGCACAACACGGCAATTAGCGTGTTTTTAAACCATTCCAACCGGTATATGTATCTTCTGATAGTGGGGCATGACCATATTTTTCACCCAGACGCACTACGAGTTTTGTTTGAAGCGGACAAGGATATAGTGGCGGGGATAAGCACGATACGGTTAAAATCGTTTGAGGATATAAAAACTCCGGTATTCAGCATAGTCTCGGACTGGAAGGATGGTCGGGTTGTTACCCTGACCAAACAGGACTGTATGAAGAAAATAGAAAACGAAAAAGGTCAGCCCTTCAAAGTACCGGGGATAGGCGACGGTTTAATGCTGGTTAAAAGAAAAGTGTTTGAACGGATGGAGCCACCATGGTTTCAGGAGCCGCCTTTGCCGGAGGAGGAAATGGTTGCGGGAAGATTTAGGGGGCTTTTGGGTTGTGATATTGCCTTTTGTCGGCAAGCCAGAGAATTGGGATTTGAACTCTGGGCACACCCTGGAGTGCCATATATTCACATAGGACGTAGTTATACGTCCGTTAATTATCCGATATAAAATGCCGGTCTACATTTACAAGTGTCTCAAATGCAATCAGGATACAGAGATGTTTGTCCATGATATGAACCAACCAGTTTATTGTCCTATTTGTAGCGATGTGATGGCAAGGGTTTTTACCACCAGCAATATGATTCTCACTAATAGACAGAAACCAAGACCATTTAAGCACGAGCCGCAGGAGTGTAATGCGGACAAGGATATTTGGCTCTCGGTGATAAAGGATGCGGAGAGAAAAAAGATAAGCAAGAAAGAGTTTAATTTTTGGAAGAAAGAGGTTCAAAAAAACGATCCAACTTTGATTTTATAAATGCCACTTACTCAATGCTGGGCAGATAGAGTTCCATCACTAAACCGGGAAGCTTCGGAGCAACTGGAGAACCTTATCACTCCCGAATCCAAAGTATTCGAGTTTGGCACGGGCGGGTCTACCATCTGGCTGGCGAGGAGGGTTAAAGAATTAGTTTCAGTGGAACATAACAAGGCATGGTTTCAGATATTGAAGGAAGGGTTTTTGTCGGACTTTGGGGAGATTCCGGGAAATGTAATAATTTTGTTGCTTAACCGAACCCTAAACGATATGTGGATAATTTCGGAGACTACTGGAGAAAATATAGGATTGGACTTTACCGACTATATTCTGCGTTATCCGGATAATTACTTTGATTTAATCATTGTGGACGGAAGGGCAAGAAACTCTTGCATAGCCAATTCGCTGAACAAGGTTAAACTAGGCGGTTATATTATGCTGGATGATGCCCAGAGACCATGTTACACACAGGGAATTGCCATGTTGAGTGAATGGGAAAAGACAATTTGCAAGGGAGATAGGTTTACTCCATACGAGGGTAATGGAACTATGTTTTTCAAAAGACCAGAGGTGTAAAAAATGAACTCTACTCTTTTTCATGCGGACATAAGACGGCTTTTCCCCGATGTGGTGGATGAAGACAGATTATCGGCGGCGGAGAAAGCGGCATTTCTCACTATGGCTCATCATTTGGATTTACCGGATGCCGAAGATGGGGGAAGTCAAGCGGTAACATCAGGGACACCCAATTATGCCATCGTTACCGATTCGGGAGATGACGTCGACCGGATAACCAGCGTGGTATGGGTGGGAAGCAACAATATACCCTTAACCGATCTGAACATCAGGGAATACCAGTTTCTTTATCGGGGAGATGCTGATACTGATGAACCGGATAGTTATTGTTATTACAATGGGGAATTATGGCTTTATCCCATACCGGATGAATCTGGTACGGTATATTTCACCTGTCAAAACGTGGTCGTGAATATAAACGATTTTCCCGATAGTTATTATCCGCTTATGTTGGCATTGACCAAGAAGAATTTAATGAAAGAAGATAGTGGAGGTTGGTACTGGACGTATCGAGAAGCTAAGGATTTGATGAAATCGTTTAAGATGAAGATGCACCCCAAGAAACGGGGGATGGAGATGGGCACATATCGGGCTTTAAGAATACGGGATTTAAACAATCAAATATAGGGGAGAACGTGAAAAAGTTACTTGTAATCATAATGGTTCTGTTGCCCGTGTCCGTATGGGGATTCGACATAACCACGTTGCAGAATTTCGAGCAGGACGTTAAGAACAACATTGCAGTTGCTGCCGATCCCTATTTTCCCGATTCCACGCTGGACGCTTTTATCAATTTGGGTTGCAGGGACGTGGCTTCGAGAGGGGCTTTGATAGCCGCCGAAACGGTGATAGTGACCACTAACCAATGGATCATAACCTTACCAACCGATGCCATTGACGTAGAAGCGGTATTTCCCTGTTCTACTTTTACCTCAAGGGGATTCGACCGGATAAGTTTCAGGGATTGGGGTAAGATAGCCGCCATGAACCAATTAACCACCGCCAAGTATTATGTTTTCCTTCCAGCCACTTACGATGTGGAGAATACGGCAACCGGACACAGGGCGGCAAAACTCTGGCTTTATCCGGCAAGTTCGGTGGCGGTGGACACTATTATCGTAATTTATTATCAGGAAGGCAGAACGCTTTCGTCTGATGCGGACACCACCAACATACCCTATATGTATAGACAGTTGGTGGTGTTTTATGCTACGGCGATGGCGTATTCCTTTGCACAAGATTATGATAAGGCAAGCTGGTGGTTTTCGCTTTATGACCAGTGGTGCAATAAGTATGGACTGATACCTAAAAAGCCGATAACGGATTATTACATTTTACCAAAGGAGATTACAAAATGAATAAAAATTGGGAATTTGCATCAACAGGGCATACTGAGGAGTTGGATATGGTTGGTAAAACTTATTATTGGTGGTTAAAGATTATAAAGGAACAGGATATGCAACCGGACGGAACTATAACCATAACCATAAACTTTGATACTGACACCATTGGAATTAAAAGTAAAGTTAAGGAAACAACCAAGTAATGAAAAAACTACTTATTGTTCTTATAGTCTGTTGGGGGATAGGGGGGCAGTGTTTGTGGGAGGATAGCGGGTTAGCGAAAGCTCAATCCGCTTCCCCCCAGCAGACACCCTTTTCCCTGCCAAATGTCCCGCCTAAAGACCTGTGGATAGGGACAAGTGACTTTTCCGGGGGAATAAACAACTTCCTTCAATCCGACAGGATAAGCTCTAAAGAGTCGTTTGAATGTATCAATCTACTGCCGGACGGCTTGATTGGACTTACCAAGAGAAGTGGATACCAGAAGATATTTTTTACTCCTCATGGCGCAATTCATGGAATAACTCTTGGTGATTCCGCTAATGTCAATCCACAGTTAATAGTGGTAGCGGGTGATTCTATCTTCTGGGCAAATAGTTCTTCGGGTTGGGAACTTGGTTCTGGTGCTACTTATCCCATAGGTACTACGACTGCTACCATACCACACTACTTTGCCGCTACACCTTTTGGAACGGTGGTAGTAAATGGTACGGATTCGACAAGAATATGGACAGGCAAGCAACCATACACAGGTTTAGGAATTTGTTTAACTGATACTTGTGATACCTCAGCCCACATAGCATTCGATACGGTTAGGGTTCGCTGTATTGAAAGTCGATGGACACCGGATTACTGGATAGGATATTGGGTTAAGAAACTCGATGGGAACATAAGACAGATCATAGATAATGATGTCAATTCCCTTGTCTATATTGCCGATTCTACAGGGACTGATCCCGATACCATAGATCGCACTCGCCCATTTTATATTGTCTGTCGACCTGATTCTACTTCAAGTACTTTAACCTATCCTAAAGGTCAGGCATCGGCTTATTATGATGACAGGTTATTTGTATCCTCTGCTTTTTATCCGTGGAGGATTTACTACTCTAATACCAGACTAATAAATGACATCGACCCGGACGCTTTCATCAATTTAGATATGGGGGCGTTTGACCAGATTCAGGTAATGAAAGTATTTAACGGGTATTTGATAGTGTTTGGCAAGTATTCGGTTTATGCCATAGATAACAGTTTACAGGCAACACTGATTACCAAAGTGGTGGGATGTATTGCCCCTTACAGCGTGGCGGTGGGTGATGATTATATCTACTTTCTATCAGACCGGGGGGTTTACAGGTTTAAGGGGAATATCTACGGTTCGCTTTCCTACACAATGGAGAAAATAAGCGATGCGGTAAATCCTGCTATAGACGCTATTGATCCGAACAACTGGGCGAACTTAGGCGGGCATTACGGGGACAAAAGATACTGGATGGCAGTCAGCCCCGACACTTCTTTAGTCTTTGATGAACGGACTAACGGTTGGTACAAGCAAAGTTTCGGTTTCACTGACATCTTAAAATATAGTGGTATACTTGGGACTTCATGGAGTGAGGAACTTTGCCCGACTGTTGATGGAGACACGGTTGAATGGACTACCTCTACCGGTTTGTCACATTTTACTTTGGTGAATTGTGACGGGATTACGGATTATGTCTATACCGGAAGTAATCATTTCTTGGATAAATTTACAATAGGGAATTTGATCGACACCACCACGTTTACGGTGAACTGTCTTTCTGTAAGTATGGTTGCCAAGAAAAGTGCCACTACTTCTCCCGCACAGGTTGAAGTGGATATGACCGGGACTGACGGGAAAAGATATGTTTTGGCGACTTTTACCATGACTACTTCATGGGTGGAATATAACCAATATGTATATACCAACCCCCAGACCAGTGTGCCATGGACAAAGACTACGATAAATAATTTGGTTGTAGGCATAATGGCACATACCTCAAGTGCCAGTGTGTATGTTTCTTCCATAAAGATTACCCCTGTTGGTGTAGGCAGTTTTGCCAGTACCGCTTTTTTGTTTTCCAAAAGCACCCAAGAGTTTGTTTACCGCTACGGCGGGTCATATGAAGACGATACTGCCACGACCGAGGATAATATAACAGGGATTCCAATTTTAGCTTCTTATAAATCCGGTTGGTTTGACGGGGGAAATTCCAACGACCAAAAGATTATGCGGAAATTTTTCATAGAGGCGCAGAAGGACACGGGCAAGGTTTCGTGTTATTTATACAAGGATTTTGGGACTACCGCCACCGATTCGGGTGTGATAGACAAGGGTGGAAATAGGCGGGACTTATTTTTTATGAACAATGCGATGGGTGGAAAAAAGTTTCAGGTTGAGATCAAAAATTGGGGGGATGTCGATACCTTGATAATCAAGGGTTGGTCGGCACTGCTTAGAACTTTAGGGGAAAGGAAGGAATAAGATGCCTAATTACACTTACAATAATGACTACAATCCCTGGGATGTCTACAGAACCATGAGGGATCAGGTGTCTCAACAGGCACAGTTACAGAGATTGCTTAAACAGTATGGCTTGGGTGGTAATCTTGGCGGTGGCGGTGGTTATGGCGGTGATGGAGGTGGTAATGCCGGTTCGTCTGCATGGGACTCAGCACGGGCACAGAAATGGTTGGCGGAACAAACTGCCGGATTAGGAAGAGAAAGTTCAGCGACTGCACTTGAGAACCAGAAATCATTATTGAGTTTTCAACAGGAATTGGCAAACAAGCAGAACTTTCTCCCCCCCGATCTACTCAAGATGCTTATGGGTGGTATCAATAAAGATCAGGGGACGATGGATGCCTGGTTGAGAGGTATGGTTGGCACAGCCACCGGACAACTTGGCGGACAACTGGGCAGTCAGTTCGCACGGACTAACGTGGGTGTCCCTTCCGGCGCACAGGCGATAGCCAATCGGTATATGTCGCCTTTGGGTAGTTTAATTGAAGGAAACAAGCCCATGTCTTATGCCGACAAGATGATGCAGGCACTTAGTATTGGCAAGACTATGGCTCCATCAATGAGTGGATACAATCAGAACCAGGGTGGTGGTTACGGACAAAAGAAGCAGAACAACGGTTATCAGGACTATATGGATCAAATATTTGGCAAGAACAATTTTTATGGCAACACTGGTGGACAGAAGAAATGGGGGAGGTGGTAGAGATGCCGAATCAAGATTGGCTTGCAAATGCCCCAGCATGGATGCAGGCAGAATGGGCTAAACATAATCAAGAGGAAAAATTAAAGAAAAGTTTCGATCCCTGGACATGGTTAGAGGCACGAATGGGTATTTCCGCACCTGGTACGGGAGACTACGGTTTTACTACCGAACCCTATCCCTTTACCGCTTTTCAAAAGAAATTACTTCTGGACTTCTTCACCAGTAATTATGGGAATCAACAATTAGGTGCGAATGCTTCTAACCAACAAGGGCAATTTAAAAGGGAGGCTTTAGGTACATTATTAAATGCCAATCCGGGCGATCGTGCATCGGTTAATTATCCAGAATATGCCAATGATGCAACCGAGATGCTTAAAAGGGTTATGGGAAGAGATAAACAGACTTTTAATAAGGAAGATATGAAATCCCTGTTTGATGTTATTATGACAGGGGACCAAGGTTCATTTAAAACCTTATCTAACAAGTTAGACCCTTCCTGGTATTTGGGAAATAATGGGATTACAACAAGCGCAGAACAGGCACGAATGAATACTACGGATATATGGGGTGATAAAGACCCAATGGAGAGATACTTTGGGGATAAGATAATGGGGACTAAAACTGCTGCGGATGAAGAACGATTACGACAGTCTAACTTTGATGAAGCAAACAAACAGAAGGGATTCTTTGAAGGTGGAGGTTTTCTTTCAAATTTATTTAAACAGTATGCAAATACCACTCTGGGTGGGGCTTTAGGTAATATGGGTGGTATGGGTGGGATGTTAGGTTCTCTTGGTGGAGAGGGTGGTTTTGGTCAACCCAAATCGCCTGACATTAATATGGGTGGTGGAACAGGAGTAATGGGTGGTTTTGGCGGCGGCGGAGGTATGGGTGTAGGTGGTGGTTTTGGTGGAAATGACTGGCTAAAGAAGATGTGGGAACAAAACTCTGGGGGTTTATCATACGATGACTGGCTTAAGAAATATTTTGGTGGGGAACAACAAAATTCCTGGTGGGGTGGTGGTCAAGGATGGAATACCGGATGGGGAGGTTTCTAAATGGATATATTAAATCAATTATTTAATATGGGTAACGAAGGTGTCCCTTGGGGACGGCAGACCAATCCCTTTGTAGATTTTATGCGACAGTTGGTTTTGAAACTAACGGAGGGTGCGGGCAATTCTATGGGTGTTAGCCCGATGAACTGGTGGAACGAGTGGCAGGGGGCTACCGCTAAAGGGTTCAAGGATGAGATGGCTACTGCCCAAGCCCTTGGGGATATTAAAGAGAAGGGGTATGGCACGATACCCACATCTGCCTCGTCTTTTTACCCAGAGATGATAAACTACCCCGACTTAGCACAGAAACTTGGTTTTACCCAAGAGACTGATCCAATGCGGAACATCGGGGGAATTTCTGGTGTCGGTGGTGAGTCTGGTGGATTCTCCCCTGATCGTGGTATCATGCCGACGATAGATGTGGAGACACCGGAGCATAGGGCTTTTATTGAAAGAGTACAAAGTGCAAGACAATCACCACAAATAGAACAAGATTTAGCTCAACTGGCGGAAGGCAAAGAGGGTTATCGTTATATCAAACAACCTGGTGAAGAATCTTTGGTGGAGAAAAAGTGGCGGTATCAGGTTATGGATTACATGATGAAGAATCCAGGGGCAACCAAAGAAGATGCGGAGATGGCGATATCGACATACGAAAAACCTGACAAACCGGATGCTTTTGATAAACTTCTCGGCAGGACGGAAGGGTATTTGACCAGAGAGCAACAGGGGATCACCGGACCCCCTATGCCTCAAGACATGATTAAACAAAGAGCAACGGATATGATGATTGAAAAGACCCTTGGATTGAATACAGGAAATTGGGGATTAAGAACGGAAAGAGAACTCACCACTAAACCAAAGTTGACTTGGGAAACTTTGACGGGTGAACAACCAGATACCACAACGGGAGTAGCCCCTAAGACTCCAATTTTATCCCCGTTTCAACAAGCGTTAAAAGCGATAGAGGAAGATACTACCCTAACACCGGAACAGAAGCAAGAGCTTATGCTTAAAGCGATGGCACAGTTCGGAGAGATGTAATGCCGTTTGATTACGAGTCTTGGAAGAATCGGAACTTGAGTGGCGGTTTGTCTACTACCATAGACACCACGGGATTTGATTATGAGGAATGGAAAAGGAAGAACTTGGGCGTTTCCAATCTTCTTGCCACCACTCCAACTGCGATACCAAAGACCAAGAAGATTATGCCTGAAACGGTGGACGCTTACAACTATCCCCCATCTGTGAACAAGGTTTTGAGTGGTCTGGGGCAAGCCGGATTAGGTTTACTCAAATCCCTTAGTCCCGCTCATTTAAAAGAAGGTTCTGAGCAAGCCGGGACTGTTCTGGCAAGTGCGTTAGGTGCAGGTGGAGTCGGACAACCCAAAGCAACGGCAGGGGAAGCTATCGAAACTATACCCGTAGTTGGCGGTGCTTATAGAATAGCCAAAGACCCGTTGAAAGCGGTTCAACCGGAGAATATAGGTCAGACATTAGTGGATGCTGCCATAATAGCCGGTGTATCTTTAGGTGCGACGGCTTTGGGTAAAAAGATATTCTTGAAAGCTAAAGCCATTAAGGGTGGAGCAGATATTCCATTCACGTCAGAAGAAATAAAGGTTATAGAAAAATATACTGCCAAACCGAAGGTTGAAGCTAAGCCAACTGCTATTGAACCTACCGAACAACCGTTTACCAGAGCACCAGAGGAGATGAAGCTACCTTTGGCTGAAGAGCCAATTTCAGCACCCGTTAAAGCAAAGAAAATTCCCGTTACCTATTTGGGTGAACAAGAGAACTTGCCCGGTAAACCGTCTTTGACGCTGGTTAATGACCCGTCTGGTTCGACTTTGGTTTATGATCCCCAAATACACGAAATGATTAAATCAGTAAAGGACTTGAAGACAAAGTTGGGTGAAGGTAAAATACCAGCAGAAAGTCCATACGCAGTAGCAGACGTGGTTTCCGGTAAAAGAAAAATAGCACGTATCGAAAGGGGTGGTTCTGAGATTTTAGATACAGAATGGTCTGGGATAGAAAAACAATATAGAGAACAGGGATTATATGCAATCCCAAACAAGTTTAAAAAGATCGTTGATCCAGAAACGGGACAGTCTGCTATGGCGACAGATGGTTTCTGGGTTTCTAAAGACAAATCCTTGGTTGAGGAAACTGCGATTAAGGCTAATAAACTTGACCGCAAAAGTCCTACCTATGATGCGGAGTTAGGGCGTTTGCTTGGATACTCTGAAAAAGATATTGCAGCATTTATGGCAAAAAAGGACTTGAAGGCAAAGGGCGTGCCCTTCGAGGTTCAGGGTAAAACGGGCGAGGGTGCGGGGGGCATAGTCGAGATGTACGCTGGTTTACATCCCAAGACACTTTTGCCTGGTCTTGAAATTGCAGGTGTAAAAACACGGAAATTTATCAAGAGTGTAAAAAAGCGATACCCTGATCTTACCGATGAACTTGAGGGGCAATATCTTCCCCGTTCTACGGATCAACTTTCCATTAAAGCAAAAAATCTAATTAAAGACGACATTAACTCTGCGGAGAAACTTGCTCGAACCGGAACGGATGAAAATGCGGTGGCGGTATCGTCCGAACTTATTAAACATTATTCCGAACTTGCGGATAAAGCTACAACCGCAGGGGAAAAGAATGTTTTCTATGATAAGATGGCGGAGGTTGCCAATACCATAGCTCCGAAACTTACCAATTCCGGCAGGGCTTCACAGGCGGCTTCGATTCTTGGTAGGATGACACCGGAGGGGCAAATCAGGTTTGCCGCACAGGAGATCACTCGATACAACGAAGGACTTAAACCGTGGCAGAAAAGAGCTCCAGAACTTACGGGTGAACAAACCGGATACATAAAAACGGAAATGGAAACCATACAGAAGATGCCACAGAGCGAAGCCAGGGCAATCCGTTTCTGGAACTTACAAAATCACATACAGAAACTTGTACCTTCCCCATTATACAATAAGATCGTTACACTTTGGAAGGCTGGACTTTTAACGGGACTTAAAACATCAGGATTGAATGACCTTTCCAATATGTTCCACTTTACGATGGAGCAATTCAAGGATATCCCTGCGGTTACTTTAGACAGATTACTTCCTGGTAAGAGAACCACAACCCTGACCATGAAAGGAGTTCCAGGTGGTTTAGTGGGTGGATTCCAAAAGGGTTGGCGATATTTTAAGACTGGTTTTGATGAAAGAAATATTGCTGCAAAGTTGGATTATCACCAGGTGAACTATGGTGATTCCAAACTTAGCAAGGGGATACAATGGTATACGGATCATGTTTTCCGAGGGATGGGGGGACAAGACCAACCTTTTTACTATGGTTCTTTCAATAAATCTCTTTACAGTCAAGCTATCGCTGAAGCCAAGAATGGGGGATTAAGAGGATTAAAAGCCAAAGAGTTCGTGGAAGGGGTGGTTCGCAAACCTACCGATAAGATGTTAATTGCCGCTGCCAATGATGCGGAGATAGCGGTTTTCCAGAATAAAACCAAATTAGGGCAAGCAGGTAGAGCACTTCAAAATGTTCCTCTTGGAGAAGTGGTTGTACCTTTCAGTCGAACTCCTGCAGCGGTGGCAATGCAGATGGTGAATTATTCCCCGGCTGGGTTTATCAAAACCATGATAGAAAACATTGGGAAAGGAAGATACGATAAAAGATTATTCGTTCAGGGGATGGGACGGGCAATAACAGGGACAGGGTTACTTTATGTTGGTAGTGAACTTTACAAGAAGGATAAAATCAGTCTTGATTATCCACGATCCGAACGAGAAAAGGAAATGTGGCGACTTGAGGGTAGACAACCCAATTCTGTTAAGTTTGGTGGGAAATGGAGGAACGCAAATGTTCTGGGTCCGGCTGGTCTTGCTTTTTTAGTGGGTGGACATTTTCAAAAAGGTATAGATGAAACCGGAAGTCCGTGGGGCGGGATTTCTCAAGCGATGGGTGGTTCAGCTAAATCGCTTACTGAACAAACCTTTTTAAAGGGATTAAATCAGGCTGTTGATGCCCTCAATGATCCGAGCAGATTTACTACCGGATATGCCAGGAGTTTAGCGGGTTCAACTATCCCGACTATTTCCGGAGACATAGCGAGAGCGACAGATGTAAGTGAAAGGCGGATAGAGGGTCCGTTTCAAGCGATAAAATCGAGGTTGCCTGGATTGCGGGGAACGCTTGAACCGCAGATTGAACCGTTTGGCAAAGAAAGGGAACGAGGTGGAAGTTTCCTTGAAACCATGATTGACCCCAGCCGACCCTCAACAATTAAATCTTCCCCTGCTATTTCCGAATTGAGACGGTTATGGGACAAGGAATACAAAGTAACTCCTACTCAGTTGGGAGACAAGGCTGGTTATAAATCTTTGACCCCTCAGCAAAACACGCAGTTATGGGAAGTAACCGGAACAAACATCGAGAAGAATTTGAATTTGATGGTGAGCAACCCCAAGTATAAATCTCTTTCCGATGAGGATAAAGCCAAACTTATAAGTGACATGATCAACGATGTTAAATTTGGTGTCAGATTAAGTTTGATTGAATATTTGATTTCAGGAATACCGGAAGATCAGAAACTTGAAAAACTTAAAGAATTTAAAGAAAGTGGATTATTAACAAAGCAGATATTTGAGAAACTCAACCCCTAACCAGGGATGCACCATTCGATGCACCCCATAGGACGGACAATTTGAGCGAAATCATTCTTGTTGGTGTTTGTGCGGCTTTAGTAGTTTGGCTTATCAAGCTAACCTTATCGGCAGGCAAACTAAAGAACAACGATATGCACGGGTTAGGTAATAAGATAGGCGAGATGTCGGCTAATTTAGAACAAATAGACAAACGTTTGACTCGCTTGGAAGAGCGATTTAATGAACACGCAAACAATAAAAAGTAAGGAGGTTTTATGAGTGCATTAAAGGGTTATCGCAAGCTCATAATCGGACTTGCCACAATTGCTGCGGGTGTGGCTCTTTGTGCTTCTGGCGACAATGAAAAAGGGTGGAAGCTGATCGAGGTTGGGCTTGCCATTGTTATAGGTGGAAACATAATTGACAAGGTAATAGAAGTAAAAAACAATAAAAACGGAGGGGATATAAAATGACTTTCGTAAACCTTACCATCAAAAAGGAAGGGCTTGCCAAGTTGCGGAACTGGGTAAAGGAAAAGCTGA